ACGCCCCCACCGCCATAGGAGCCCCCATTCCCCCCTCTGCCGAGCGGCGACCCCGCGCCGCCACCGCCATTGATTCCAGTTCCGCCTGTCGCCTGTAAATACCCGCCCGTGCCGACTCCGGCTGATGCGCCGCCGCCGGTAGCGGAACAATACACGCCGAAACTGGATGTTCCGCCCGCAGTGTCAAGCCCGCCGCCTGCGCCGACCGTGACCGTCACCGATTCACCGGCAGTCAGCGCAAATTCGCCCATGGCGAACCCGCCGCCGCCGTTGCGGTTCATCCCCCCGCCCGCGCCGACCACCCGAACCCGGTACAACCCCGCTTTCGGGGCCACGAACGTCCCGCTGGCGAAAAAGGCTTGATACAACCCCTCACCGTACAGGCTTTGCCCGACCGCTGTGACAATGGCAGTTTTTGCTGCGCTAATCGACCTCATGACGCTTCCTCCATGCCGTACACTACCGCATTGACACTGGCGCTACTGCTATAAACCACTAGTTTTTGACCCGCGCCCAGCACAATCCCGCTGCGCTCAAACACTTGATTGATGGAAAGTGGCGTATCGTATTCAATCCATTCCGCTGCCGTAGGACTGTTCGCTGCCGCCAGAGCCAGCCGAATGAGCGTCCCGACCACATTCCGGCAACAGACCGACACGCTTAACGCGGCGACGGTGCTGGCGGGTACGGTATACAGCGTCGTATTCGTGGCTGCGATCAAATCAGTCGCACCTAATCGTCCTGAACTCATGGTTTACCATCCTGCCTGAAAAAAGAGTTTTGCTTTTGAAACGGGAAACTGCCAGAGGGTATTGACTCCATTGCTCATCAACGCATGTCCATCATGGCCCGCCTGGTTCGGCAACCCACTCTCCGAAATCGCCTGTGCATTCTGTTCACTGACCAGCGCCGCCGCTGCGCTGACCGCCGCTGCGTTTTGGCTGACCAACGCCGCCGCTGCGCTGGAAACCGCCGTAGCCGTATCGGCAACGACAATCGCGGTATCGGCGACGACCGTTGCGGTATTCACGGCCACTTCGGCCCGGTCGCTTTCGACTTCGGCGGAGACCGTCACCACGTCCGCCACCAGTGGAATAAACCGGGTTCGATGACCGCCCGCCGCTAACCCGGTACTGGCGTTGCTGTCGTCGGTATAAGTATGTCCGTTAATCGTTACGCTGCTCATAGGAGTTCAGCCACCTCAACTGCCGTGCGATGATAGGAAAAATAGGGGTGTTCAATCGGCGATAATTGCCGCAACCGGCCTAAATAGGACAGCCGGGTTTCATGTAGGACGTTATCCGGGTCGGCCATCACAAAGACCTCGCCATCGGTTCCGAGAGTCCGTTGAAACTCCCAGGCGTTTTCGTAGGCTTCTTTTTCGGATAGCCATGAAAGCTGACAGCGAAACACTCGCCTTCCAGCCCGCCGATCAAAATAATCCTGCCCGCCTAAACTACGTTCGGCTGTGGTGTCGGTTTCCCATGAAATTCCCGCGCCGTAATCGTAGTTGACTACGGGTGACCACACCGGACTGATGAATAACCGCCCCAACTGAATAAAGCCGTCTGCATTACCGGTATCGCTGATCAGCACTTTCCAATACCGCGCCGCAATTTGCGTAAATCGCCGGATCACATTCGCCGGATACGTCGCCCGGAGTTCCTCGCTGATTTGTCCTGACCACCAGTTGCCATCTTCCCATTCGAGTGACTCGCTGGAAAACAACGCAGGCCAGACCGTAGTCGCCCCGCTATCATACAGCAGGACGCTAAAATCACTGAGTTCGCTGGCCACCACTTGAAGGGTTGCATCCAGACTCAGGTTATGCCCGCATAGCGCCAGCAGGTCTATGGTGCGCGGCTTGCCGATGTCAATACTGAATTGGGTACTTCCTGTGGTCGCGTCGGTACTGCGGGCGACAACGGCTTGAATCCGGTTTTGCAGATTCGTCAAAGGCAACGTCGCCTGCCAACTGCCGCCGCTTAACGTCGCTTCATCCGTTCGGTTCGGGTAAGCTAAAATCAGGTTCGTCATATCAGCCCCACAGCGTCAATTCAGCGCGTTTTAATTGCAGGTCAAGGCGTACTGCCAGAATGCGGAACAACCGCCCGGAAGTGTACCCATAGCGCCCGTAAGTGACCCTCACCACCGCGCCTAATACCAGCGCCGTCACGTCTATGGATTCCCATCGAAGCACCGCCGTCACCCGGTCACGACGCACTCCAAACAACGCCAAGCGCCGCGCCGCCTCACTGGCTGCTGCGGCCTGACTGATAAGCGGCGTCTCGACAATCAACGCCTCACTCAACGGATGTGCGGTCTGAATAGCGGTATCCTCGGCAGCTTCTAACCGATCCGCTTGCTTCAACCAGCCACGCCGTGCTGCGGTCACACTGCCTGCCAGGTCGGTATCCTGAACGCTGTAATTTTTAGCGTAGCGCACTTCAATCCGCCATGCCGGTACGGCGTTCGCCCCGTCGGCTGTGGTTTGAACGGCCAGGCTGATCAGATTGACTTCTGACAATTCGATAGCAGGCGTTCCGCTCGGTGCGGCCAATTGCGCCATGCGCAAGACGCCGGCTTCATCGAAGCCATACCAGACCCCCGCTGCTGCCGCGACGGCATCCATGGCCGCTAAGGCCGTCACCTCGCTATCAAACCAGACACCGACCTCCGCACTGCTGGCGACATCCAAGGCGGTGACATCGCTGCTGCTCACATCCCCCGCGTCCAATCCCGACTGCAACGCCAAGGCTTTGAGGATTTGCGCCGTGGTGCGATTGCTGGCCGATGCGCCTTGCGCTACGTCCGCACTGATCAGCCCGGCAGGCGTTGCGCCCAGGCGAAAGCATCCACCTGCCAGCCAGGCCCGGTACTGGCCTGAACTGGGTGCGGTCGCCTCCATATCGGCCTGACTGCTATAGGCTGTGCTGGCCGTGAGCGCCGCGCCGCGATCATAGACCGCGCTGATGCTGGTGACGGTACCGGAATGGATTTGATAAATGAGTTTGCTGCTGTTGACGAGGACAGCAGGCACGTTGTAAACCGTACCGAAACACAGCGGCTTCACGCGGTCTTTGAGATCGTCAACACCTTCAATCCCGGCAGGCAGGACGTTCGTACCGGCATACTTGACCGGCTGCAATTCGGTATCCAGTTCTTCAAGACGATCCCGAATGCGCAACGCCAAGCGGGTCGGTTCCCATCCCGGCGCCGCCATCGTGCCGGTCAAGACGGTTGACCATGCGGAAGGATACGCCGCGCCTGCCCGTCCATAACGAATGACCACCCGCCGCCCGTCAAAGCCGCGATCAATTAATCCATCCAGCCCGCCATCGTTGTTCGCCAGCACCAATTCGCCATAGCCAACACGGGAAGCTCCGCCGGTGGCCCCCTGTTCAAAGCAGGATCGCTGCAACAGCGCCGGCTGTTGAATACGTGGAATGAAGGCGGTATGCGCCGGGGTATCGCTGGCCCCGCTCACAAAGCCGTCGCTGCTGAAATAGTGCGTTTCTTCCGCGTCCGTATCCACATTCCAGACGGTGATTTCAGCGGTATAGATCATGCTGCCGCCTCCAGACGGGCTTTCGATTCGATACCGGCCAGCCGGGATTCCACGGCGTCCAGTTTGTTGATGAGTTGCTGGTTCGCCGAGGATTGCAAACGGATCAGCGCCTTGAGTTCGATGACCACGGCTTCGGTATCCTCGCTGCTGTCGTTATCGCTCATCATGCGCAGCGTATCGGCGGCGGTATACACCCGGTTGGGCGCAGTAAAGTTCACCAGTTCCGGGCCTTCCTCGCCGACCATTGTCCATCCGGGGTCGGTATAACCTCCGCCTGCGCGTCGCACCACAGGGGGCGCAGTGGAAGCGGCGTAGTAGGTTTTTGTTGGCGTTATGACAGCCGCTGTTTGTGCGCTGCCGGTCTGAACCATCGTCACCGGATACGGGGCCGGGGGCGTTGCGGCTTGCACAACAGGCGGGTTACTCGCTGCGGCTCGCGGAACAGATGCACTCGCTGCTGCCGCCGCGCTGGCTGCGACTTGTTGTGAAGCGACGGCCTGCGCCTGTGCCGCTTGCAGTTGCGATGCTTGCGCCTGCAAGGCGGTGGTGACCGTGGCCGTCATTGCCGCAATGGCTTCACTGAGTTGAGTCCCGATCAGCAGGCCGCTGGCGGTGAGCGCCTCGGTGATCAGTGCGGTATTGGCGTTCAGGGTTTCCCGCAGCTTGTCGGTTTCGGTTTGCGCCGTGGTGATGGCTTCGGCCTGCCAGTCACTCAGCTTGGGTAGAATCGTCTCTAATTCCCGTGCCGCCGCGTCCGCCAGGGCCAGGGATTCGGTTTCAAACGCCGTGAGCGGTTGATCCAGAGCCGTCAGCCCGCTTTCACCCTGGATACGCCAGAGGCTTTCGAGCGTCGTCAGCGTTGATGTGACTTGATCGAAGATTCCGGCATAGGCTTCCGTACTGGCGTAATAACTCCGCGCCTCCGTGAGATACGCCTGCGCCGCGCCTTGCAGTCCCTCTTGAGCATCCATGTCGCCGGATTGGGCTTTGCCGAGGGTGTCTTGATACTGGCGTTGCGCCTCGGCGAGTTTCTGTTCCGGCGATAGAATCGACAAGTCTGAGAGCTTCAGGCTATCCAGATAGCTCTTGAGGCTCTTGGCGATTTGCACCAACCGTTCAAGATTCTGGCGATGTTCCGTATCGGCTTTTTCCTGTTCTTGTTGCAGCTTTTCATTGGCGCTCAACTCTGCTTGATACCGCGCCATAATCGCCCCGCGTAACTGTTCCGCCAGGCTGATGCGCTGATCAATCGGCAGTTCGTCACTACTGGCCAGTTGCCCTTGCAAGTCAGTCACCCGCCCGGATTGATAATCCACCTCGTTCCAGTCGGGTTTCAGGCGGTTCATATCCAGCAGGTTGGCTTCAATGCTGTCTTTCAGTTGCCGCAGGCTATTACTGATTTGTTCCAAGGTACTGGCGATTGCCGTTGCCGCGCTTTCAAACGTGGCGATTTCCTGATCGATGGCGCTTTGTGCGGTTTTAACAGCCTGGTCGCCTGTCCAATCCCGAATCTTGGCGAGGTCGGCTTCGGTTGCGCCCAGTTCGGTCGCCTGTTTCAGATTGGCGTCCATTTGCCGGTTCATGTCATACAGGGCTTTCTCGAAAGCAGCGACCGGCCCGATCTCAAATCCGCTCATGAAATCGACTAAGGCTTGCTTCCGTTCTTCAATCAATCGCGCCGTTTCCTGCGCCGCCCATGCGTCAATTTGTGCCAGTTGTTCATGAGAAGCGCCCAGGTCATCAGCGGATTCTTTCGCGTCCTTCGCTTGTTTCGTGACCGCCGACAGGGACTGTTCAAACGCCGTGAGGGGTTCCAGGGCAAAACCGCTCAACAAATCGGCCAATGAATCGGCTCGTTCTTTCCGAAGTTTCCGCTCTTGTTCAGCCGCGCCCAGGGCAATCAATCCGGCCTGCTCTATATCGCCACCCAACTCCATCAACCGTTCTTTCGCTGTATCCGCTTCTTTCCACAGCGCGACAATGGATTGCTCAAACTCGTTCGGCCCGTCAATCGCATACGTCGCCAAAATGGCGCTCCGTTCCTCATAAGCGGCTTTTGCTATTTCCTCCATCTGTCGCAGGTAGCTGGCGTTGATCGCCTGCAAATCCCCGTAGGTCGCACCGAGCGCCTTGGCTTGTTCCCGCGTGGCCGCCGTACTGTCTTTCAGCGCCTGCATTTGTTGATCAAGTTCGCGCATCGGCTCGGCAACACCAGTCAGTAATTCAGCCAGCGCGTCCGCATTATCGGCCCGCAGCTTCGCTTCCATCGCCGCCGCGCCTTCGGTGATTGCTGCCGCTTCGGAGGCCGACCCGCCCAGTTCCATAAACCGTTCAGTCGCAACGTCCGCTTCTTTCCACAGCGCAGTGATGGCCGCCTGCAATTCAGTGGGTTTGTCTGCGGCATAGGTGGCAACAATGGCGCTCCGTTCTTCGTAAGCCGCCTTGGCGATATCCTCCATTTGCCGCAGGTAACTGGCGTTAATGGTCTGCAATTCGCCGTAGGTTGCGCCCAGTTGCTGCGCTTGTTCCCGCGTTGCGTCGGTACTCTCCCGCAGGGACTGCATTTGCTGGTCTAATTCGCCCAGTGGTTCCGCAACACCAGCCAGTAATTCAGCTAACGAAGTCGCGTTGTCATCCCGCAACCGACCTGCTTCCTTATCCCGTTCATTGGTGATCAACGAGGTGTCGGTCATGCCTAGTTCCGCTGCTTTAGTGAGTTCGTCGGCGGTCTTACGATCCAGATCACGCAACGCCTGATCCAACTGACTCAGTCCATCGGCGGCGTCTTGATAGGGTTGCAGCAATTCCGTTTGTGCCTTGGTCAGTTCTTCCCGCAGCCGGCGCTCTTCTTCAGCTTGAATCTGGTTTGCCAGTGCCGTCGCTTCTGCACTGCCACCTAAATCAGTAATCTGTTGCGCGGTATCGGCCAGCGTGTCATTCAGATTGGCCAGCGAACGGTCAAAGTCCGTCACCGCCGTCAAGTCGCGGAATTCACGGGTCAGCTTTTGAATCAGGTCGGCGATTTGTTCCGCTGCCCGTGCGGCATCCTCCGCTGCTTTCTCTGCGTCCTGGTCGGCCTGATTTTGTCCGTTGGTATCACGGTTCCAAGAGCTTTCCGGCTGATCGGGCAGGAATCCGCCTGATGCAAAGCTGGTGGCCGGCAGTCCCGCCGCTGCATAGCGCACTTCGTCCTGCATAATCGCGTCAATCAATGCAGCGTGTTTGCCGGCCTGCTCACGAGGTATAACCGCTTCACCCGGCGTTAAAGCCGTGAGGATGGTATCGCCCGCTATGCCCGCCTTGCCGTTCCATGCGCCCGGTACGATACCGCCTGCCGCCATACCGCCCACGTCCGCTGGGGTGGTGTTGACCGTGACCGTAATCGGCGTGGCCAACAACGCGGCTTTAATCGCGTTGCCTATGGCGTCACTGCCGGTTGAAAACGCCCCACTCAAGCCATCGGCCCCGCCTTTGAGTGCCGCACCTAATCCGTTACCGAACGATTGTCCCGCTGCGTCAATCCGTTCCGCGCCTCGGTTGACCGACGCGCCGATCAATACGGCAGCGGTCTTGGCGCTTTCCACTGCCGCGCCAAACGCCTCCGCTACAGCTCGCGTGGCCGCTTCTGCTTGGTCTAAAACAGCCTTTTGAGCGACTTCTAACCGGTCATTAGTCAGTTGCTGCGCATCCTGCAAGAACGCCTCAAATCCCTCCACAGACGCCTTGCGTTGCGCTTCATCCAGCATCCCCCAGGCGTTCATGCTGGCGTCGCGGATGTCCCCGGCCAGGCGTTCAATCTCTGTCGGGTCAGTCGCGGTTTGCAGAGCGACGAACGCCGATTCCGCGATGTCGGTGTAGTAGCCATACTTTTCAGCATCGCTCATCACTGAAAGCCGGATGCTTTCCAGAGCGCCCTCGAAACTGGCGTTGATCTGTGTCGCCATTTCCTCAAGCTGTTTGAGAATCGCCTCAAACACCGCCGCTGTTTGCGCGACGGACAGTTCCCGGATTTTCGACAAGTCGGTTTCGCTGGCCCCGAGTTCATAAGCCCGGCCTACAGTTTCCGCAAGCGTGTCATTAATGCCCGCCAGTTCCCGCTCCAGGTCATCAAAGGACAGATCGCGCAATGACCGGTCAATGCCTTTCATCATGTCAGCCAGTGCATCGGCGGTATCGGCTGCGGCCTTATCGACCTCCGTGACCATCGTTGTCCAGGTATCCTTGAAGCCGGTGACGGTTGCGCCGCCGGATTCATTGGTCAGCGGCGTTGCAGGCGGAACGTAGGGAGGTATCCCGCCTGCTGCATACTTGACTTCATCCTGCATAATGGCGTTGATCAACGAGGCGTGTTTCTGCGTCTGTTCCCGTGGGATGACGGCCTCGCCCGGGGTCAGTGCGGTCAATACCGTATCACCCGCGATCCCGGATTTGCCATTCCATGCCCCGCCGACAATCCCGCCTGCGGCCATAGCGTCAATCGAAACCGAGTCCCCGGCCTTCATTGAATTGATCGCGGCAGTGAGTGCGGCAAACGAGTCATCAATCCCACTGACGGCGGTTTCCAGAGCCGTAGCTGCGTCGGTAATGCTTTGCGCTGCCGCAACCCCTGCGGATTCAATGGCGGTCGCTAACAGCGCAGCCGTCGCTTCATGCTCACTGATGACGGTCGTTTGCGCCTCGTTCAACGCATCCACGCCCGCGCCTTGAATATCCTCAATGAAACCGATAAACGCATCCGCGCCTTGCTGTTTTGCCGGGTCATCAAGCAAGTTGTAAGCGGACATGCTGGCTTCAATGGCCGCCGCCGTCAGCCGGGTAATTTCAGCCGGGTCGGTCGCCATATCCATCGCGGCCCGCGCTTCATTCGCCTTGTCGGTGAAGTATTGGTACTGCTCCCCGGTATCCATCACCGACATTTTGATGCTTTCGATGCTATCCGTGGCCATCGTGTTGATCCCGTTGATGTAGCTGTTGATCTCCATCAACATCTGCATTTCCAGGTCATAGCGGTTCTTCACTAACCCCGCCAGTTCCTGAATGCTGCTGGCGTCGGTCCAGTCCACGTTCGCCAATCCGTCAGCAATGACCTTGCCGGCGTCATTCATTGCGCCTTCAGCCAGCGCGGTACCGGCGTCGGATAGCCGGCCAAACGTGGTCTTGAGGCTGTCAGCCAGCGCCTTTTCAAAGTCAGCGAGCGGATTGGCGTCGGCATAGCCGGTGATCATCGCCAGTGCCGCCATGGTTTCCGCAAGCTGCTCACTGCCGGATTCCAGCGCGACAACAATATCAATGATTTCCCGTGACAAGGTGCCGGCGGCGTCCATTTGTTGCAGTGCGGAAAAGGCAATCAACAGGTCTTCCGCTGTGCCTTGCATCCCCTGGAAACCTTCATTGACCAGCGCAGATACCGCTTCGGTTTCGGCGGCGGCGCTCACCCAGGCTTTGACGAAGCCGCTGGTGACTTCATCCATGGAATCGACGTACTTCCCATTGGCGACAAAGCCCTCGGCGGTGTTGCCGAATTCGCCCAGCTTGACGCCCGCCAAGTCAACCGTCGGAGCCAAGTTTGTCAACGCTTTGTCAATTTCCATGAACCCGTCGCGGAGTTTCTTGGCTTCTTCCGGGTCGGTGTGGCCGTAGTCATAGCCGTACAGGATGCCGGAATCGCCGGCAACCGTGCCGCCCTTGCCGCCGTACTCCGGGCCGTT